CATTACAGATACATTTATTGGCGATATTTACTCATATAATTTTAGATTGAAAGAGATCTTTAAAGGAACTTCATTTGAAAAGTATATATCTATACCAATTGGCACCAAAAGCGATATAGAAATTCCGCAAAAAATTCAAGATAAGATTAGACTAATTAAACGTAACATGAAAGACTACTTAAAAGAGCCTTTAAAAGATAAACAATTATATGGTATGATTTATTATATTTCAAAGAATACACATGAAAAGTTTTTTACTTTATCTCAACTCGCCGATAAAAGTTCGCTAAGTACAGTAACCATACTCAACGAATCTAAAATATACGATAAATTTTATAATTCTAAACAAAGACTTAAAGAAATTTTATTCGATTAAATATATAACTCATTATAAATGTTTTCATAAACATTCTTGATAAAGTTAAGATTAGAATTGATGAATCCAAGTTCATTTATAACATCCATGAGAATGGTGATATGCCATTCTGGATATTCTTTTATATTATTATTCGAGGACGTTGTTTCAATTATATTTAAAATTTTTACACTGGATAGATTTTTGATAGCGACAAATTCGGCTTCACTTGAAATAAATTGTTTAAATTTAGAAATTACCCTCCATTTACGCTCATCTTCTAAAAGTTTTAGGACACTCGGGTCAATTTCGGCGCGATCGTCATATACATACTCGTCAATTGTATTCATGATGATTTATATTTATTTATATATTAAATTTTTAAGTAATTTATTTTTTTGTAAAATGTTGTTTATGTAATTGCATATTTCTGGCGTGTCTTCGGTGTGTTCTTTAATTCTCTTAGTAATATATATATCATTTCCTAAAAAACGCAACATATCGTAACATACATTCTGGAAATTAGGGCTATATACCTTGTCTTTTGTAGAAATTAACACATAGAAAACCTGTTTTACAAAAGATATGTCAGACATGTAATCCGTTAAAAATATAGTATCTATACATATTACACCTCCTAAAGATACATCCAAATTGATAGCAGTGTTAATACATACTGTACCACCCTGTGAAGTCCCTATCAGGTACAAATTATGAGGTTCTATATATCCTATTTCACATTCAATTGTCTTTTTAAGATATTCGCATGATTGTGTAAATTGTGTATAATTTATTTTATCGTGTCTGTTGTGATTATCTCTTTGTGTATAATAATTATACCATTTCATATTCTTACCTTCCATAATGACCCACCTGACAGCATCGCAATGAATTAGACCTGTCATATATTCTACATCTGACACACCTTGATTAAACCCATGTAAAAATATAACTGTTATTTTATGTATCTCGGGATGATAAATTGTTTTCATGAACTTATATAGTAATATACAATATCGTTATTATTAACATTTATTATTTCAATTTCGAAACGGTCTTTAATATTGTAAATGATATCTTTTTCCATTAGTATATTTTCGTCATTATATTTTAAAATTAAATTATAGTTCTCTTTGATTAAAACGTAACCCGGAAGATGAAACACATTTGTACCCTCTTTAGTTTGATATTCATTGAATTTTAAATTAGTTTTAGTGGCAGTGTCGGGTTTATCATCGGATACGTAATTCTTTCTTTCGGGAATTAAACTATAAATTTCTATTAATGAGATAATAATAATTATTAATAAAATCAAGTACATTTAATTAAATTTAATTTAATTTAATATATTTTGTGTATTTTTTTTACAGAATTTTAACCTACTTAAAGATAAAACATAGATATAATTATCAACAGATACACAATGACAAGCAACAACATTCTACTCGCAAATGAATTCGATAAGGACTTGGTTACCTTTTTGCCTCCGCGGCAGAATAAACTAGGTGGTCAGAGCATTCTCGTGAATTACAATAACGGCGATAACCCTGGTCCATTTTTCCTTCAAACTTGCCGAGTACGTATTCCTTTTGGTATCGACAGTTCAAATCCTGAGAATGGTCCAGTAAAGTATCACATTTCTTTGTCAATGGCTAACGCAGAAACTCAGAACGAACACCTACACATGCTAACTAAAAATATTCGTTCTATCGATGAAAAGGCCAAGGATATGCCCACACAAAATGATACGTGGTTTGGTAAGAAGTTGAGCAGTGAGCTCGTGAATGAGTTTTATAAGTCTGCTGAGAAGTTTCCAAAGGATTCAAAGTGGCCTTCTAATCTTAAGGTAAAACTTCCATTTGATATGAAGAAGGGGGATCCACTCTTCCATCTATACGATGAAAACAAGAAACCCATTAACATTCTAGGTGAAAATGGAGAGATCAATAGTGATGCTATTCCCCGCGGCTGTGAAGCGGTATGCCTTATTCAGACTACAGGTGTTTGGTTTGTAGGCAAGACCCAGTTTGGCGTAGGCTATAAGCTAGTCCAAGCAAAGATTTACAAGAGTAACAAACTATCAGGATATTCTATTGTAGATTCTGAGGACGAGGGTGAAGACGAGCAAGAGTAAACACTATAAATATAAACACAACTAAACAATAATAATATAAATGTATATAAAGATATAATATAGATGATATTATCAATGGATAGTGTAGATCATGCATTATTCGTACGAGAAATTATGTCAAATCCACAAAAACTAAAAGAACTTCTTGAATTAGATCAGGCGCTTGCTAATATGATTTATGACATGATTAAAAAAAATCCTTAGGGAATCCAAAAATAACGTATTTTAATTAATACATTCCTCCATAGCTCAGTTGGTTAGAGCGTGCGGCTGTTAACCGCAATGTCTTCGGTTCGATCCCGAATGGAGGAGTATATTAATTTACATTGTAATTAAGCTTTCGTGGTCTAGAGGTAATGACCGTGGACTTTGAATCCACTAACCCCGGTTCGATCCCGGGCGAAAGCTTAATTACAATAAGTTATGCAAATTAAAATATTTTTAATATATAAATTAAATGAAGGTTAGCGTGTTATCTTCTATTATTCTATTTATGCTTATGTTTATGCTTTCCGGTATAACAAAGGTTTCTTCTTTTGGCGCATCTGAGTCTGTTAGACTAACAACTAAATTACCCGACGGTATCTCAGAATTTAGTCAGGCTATAGTTTTTCTGGCCGGTCTCTTTGAGTTAATTTCTTCGTTGGCAGTTGTTTATGGAAGTGTATCAAATAAACCAAGCATCGCTATATATGGAATTTATGGTTTAATGTTATTCACCGTTTTAGCCACTCTTATCTTTTACGCATTTCCCTTAAAGTATAAACCTGCACTTTCTAATTTATCAATTATTTCAGGTTTGTATCTGATGGCGAACATATGTTTCTTCAAGAATTAAGAATGAAACACTTTCTTAATATTAAATCCATTTATAAACTTTTCACAATGACAACAGGGTTTAGAATTCAAGTGTTCCCCGTGTTTATTAACTCTAATAATAACAAGTTCACATTTTTTAAGTTCACTCGCCGGAATTTTTTTACGTGCATTATTAATTGCACTGACTTCTGCGTGTACAGACTCTTTATAATTAGAATTAAATTTATAGTCGTGGTAATAATTGTACCCAGATGACAGAATTTTTCCGCGATAAATAACTACTGCGCCGTGATTAAAATTCATATCAGATTTCAATGCACAATGTTCGGCCTCTTCGATAAACAGTCGCCTTATCATATTATTGTTTGTTCTGTATATTAAACATTTTTAAATACATTTAAAAATTGCAATTTAAGCGCTCATAAGTGCAGCACCTGGTTTATAAGAAAGTTCTGAAATACCAAACGAATTTCCATACATTAATTTATGAAATTGTATTCCCATAGGATTCATAATAATAAATATAAATACAATTAAAAATGCAAGCGCAATCAGGATTGGCGTCCAGTTTGTAGATGGTTCCTCGGAAGCAAGCGTCGGCGACATGCCCTCATCATCGGGGGTAGTCTGGAGATCAATGTCTTCGTTTTCCATTATTTATTATTAGTATTATATTTTATTTTTAATGTTTAAAAACTCATATAGTAAATAATGAACTTTATAACCTTTTTTACATAAAATTATTATTATTAGATATATAATATATACAAAAGTAATTATTGCAATGTCTTTTCGTAGAGAGATCTTTATTAAAAAGTCGGCGGAATTTTTAGATGTTGCAGAAGATAATATTATCGTGATTAACATGGAAAAGGGTATATTCAACAATGCCATTGAAATGGCTAAAAAAAATCATACGCCTTTAAAATGGACAGACAATGCGTTTGTTAAATATTACGCCACAAATGCTAGAAGACTCCTGGCTAATATGTCTTACACGTCTAATGCATCTACATTAGTTTCAAAGGTTAAAAATGGACACATTAATCCATACTCCCTTGTGAAATTAACGAGGGAAGAACTTAATCCCGACTTATGGGCCGGTCTAAAGTCTAAAAATTTAGAGAAGGCTGTAGTAAAAGAGATGGAAATTGAAGATGGTATGTTTAAATGTAATAAATGTAAATCCATGAAGACTGTATATTATCAGTTGCAAACGCGTTCAGCGGATGAACCGATGACTACTTACGTGACGTGTACAAATTGTTATGCAAAATGGAAATGTTAATTTATAATAAATTATTATATTCACTAATATATAAATGGATTTTCTTACAGAGATTTTAATATCATGTGTAATCGGTATTTTACTTTACTTTGTTCTTGTAAAAGCAGGTCTAGATACAGGAAAAGCCAAACTTGTCGGCGCGATTATTGGGTCATGGGTTTTCGTTCAAATTCCTAATTATACCCGTTACGATTCGGATCTTAAACCGGTTTACGTAAGTCTAAGAAGTTACTTTGTTGGTTTCTTTTTAATGTCCTATATAATGGTTAATGTTTTAGGACTTGAACCTGTTCCCATGAATGTCCGCACGCGAGGTCCGGCGGTCTCCTTGTTCTAAGCTACAAACATCTTCTATGTTTAATTTAATTTAATTCAATTTAATTTAATTCAATTTAATTTAATTTAATTTAATTTAATATATTTTATATCTAATAAATGAACACTTTTCTAGAAGCATTCCTATCTATTGCATTTGGAATATTCGGCAATAAATTCCTTAAACGATATGGTTTTGGCGGTAAAATGATGTCGATATGCATTTTAATTCTATCGCTCATGTTCTTTACTTTCTCGCCTTTCATGATGAAAGACATTGAAGGTGGGGATCAATATATACCACAATCTCGTGAGAACGAAGATGGGCTCACGTGGCGCGTCGAAGGTGGCCCAGGCTCTATAACATATGAAGATATGTATGATGGTACAACTGTAGCATTTAGAACTGTATTTAGTGCTTTAATTTTTTTCTTCGGTGCTTTTGCTATTATAATCTCTTAAAAAAAATATAAACTTATAAAGTAAATGGAGTTAGAATGTTCTATATGTATGGAAATTAAAAACTTGGAAAATATAATATTTTTACCATGTATTCATTTTTTATGCTCAGATTGTAATAAGTGTCTTAAGAAAAATGAGTGCCCATTCTGTAGAAATAAAATTACAGAAGATCCAGACTCTTATGACGAACGTGAAAATGAATACAATGACACTGAATATGAAATGACATCAATGGATAGAACCGAAGAGAGAAGAAAGCGCAAAAAAAATAAAAAATATAATAAGAAAATAATGAAAGTTCTTAATAATGATAAGGATGTATACATTTCAATAGATTCACGAAATACTTACACAATTTTGCATAGCGAGAATTCAGGGGAATAGACGAGGTCTTTTTTTTTTACTGTAAGATATCTGCCTTTTTATAAGGGGTTCAGACCCAGACTCATTTTTTTTTTCTACTGAATATCTTGGATTAATACTCGGAAATCTAGGAGTTGACATTGACCGAGAAACCGATCTAAAAGCCTTTGTATAATCACCAGATACTTCACATGATTCATTTGCATGTGAAATAATTGCTGAATTATCTGTTAATACACCGTCGGATTCGCATATAAATGAAAAATTTAGGTTACATTTTTCATCAATCGATTTTCTAAGATCTTTGAGAGAATCTAAAGTGTGTATTTTACTTGAATTTTCGTAACCATCTGTTATAATAGTAAATGAAATATTTTCCACGAATTGATCAATGATCATTTCATATACATAGCCAACTGCGTCGTACATAGCAGTAAAACCTTTATTTGTTATTGAATTAATTAGGTGTTGACAGTCGATTTCGTTGAATTTTGCATCGATTATATGATTAACATCCGTATTAAACGTTAAAAATGTAAAACGATCAGTATTATCTTTTTGTTCCATAAAAAGCGTCAAAATACCACTTTCAACAGAATTTTTATTTGACGTCATGCTTGCAGATGAATCTACCAGAAGAATATTCCATTTTGCCATAGTATTTAGTTGATTTATATGTATATTTATATTTATATTTTTACCCTTTAAGCGATTAAAGATTATATTTCTCATCATACATTTTAATTTTAAAATATCTTAAATTATTAAGAATGTATATAACTAGACGCAAAACTAAACACGGTTTTATATACAATGTCAAAAATCAGGAAGATCTTGAAAGAATTAAAAAATTAAGAATTCCCCCTATGTGGACATCTGTTAAAATTGACGGATCTAAAAGTGCAAAAATTCAAGCCACGGGGCAAGACTTAAAGGGTAGGAAACAATACATTTATCATTCAGAATGGATTGAGAAATCAAGGAAGGCCAAATTCAATAAGATGAACAATTTTAATTACGATCATTACTCTAGAGTAATTAATAAGTTTATTAAAAAAAACGATCTTTCGAGAGACTGTGTAATAGCAAATGTAATTAAAATAATGGAAGACCTGAATATCCGTGTTGGTAATGAAATGTATAAAAAAGAAAATGGTTCTTACGGTATAACGACATTACTTAAAAGCCATCTCAATGGTAATAAATTAAATTTTATAGGTAAAAAGGGTATTCAACACAATAAAAAAATTACGTCCGAAAAAAGTTTAAACTTTATAAATCGTGTTAAGAAAATAAAAGGACAAAATTTATTTTATGATGGCGAAGGAAAATGTATAACAAGTTCAGATTTAAACATGTTTCTGCGTAATAAAGTCAATTCAACTGTAACATGTAAAGACATACGCACATATAGAGCAAATCAAATTTTTTTAAAGTTCATGAAGAATATAAGTTTGGGAAAAACAGAAAAAGACCGGAAAAAACAAATACTGCAAGGCATAGATTATACGGCAAATGAATTGGGAAACACGAGAAAAGTATGCAAAGATTCTTATTTATCCCCGCATAATATTAATAAATTCGCTTAAAAATAAAAATCATTATGATATAAACACGGGACATGATACATATATTTAATATATTTATTGTTTCACTGAAACAGCCATACTGGTATAATTCTAATATTCATAATCTTGGAAATAGAGGACTCTTTGGAAATATTCACGCCATGTCAACGCCTCTATTTACAAAACTTATAGATATTAAAGCTTATTCAGGCACAAATATTCGCAAAAACATCTATGATAATACAAATGGAATCGTATGTGATTTATGCTGCGGAACTGGATTTTCAACTAAGTCTGGACACGTAGGAGTTGATACATCTAAAGAAATGTTAAGGTATGCCAGTATTTTTAATCCAGGAAGTCATTATACTTTCGGTAATGCAGAAACATACGGAAATGATAATCAATTTGACACAGTAACGTGCATGTTTGCATTTCATGAAATACCCCAAGAAGGTCACATTAACATAATTAAAAACGCAATTAGATTGGCAAAAAAAGAAATAATTATAATAGACATTTCAACTGATTATATTCCATCTGATTTAATGCTTTCAGGAGAACCATATATATTAGATTATTTAGATAATATAGATAAACTTTTTGACAGGTTTTCATTTAAGAAAGAAACTATTGTAGAAGGGCATGTCGATAAATGGACTTATATTAAATAAATTAAAAAATTTAGTTAACTATAATATAGTTTAATGTATAAACAGGCACTTGTAAATGCTGTGGCGGGAGTTATATTAAATATAGTATTAGCGTACGGGTTATCACCCTTAGCAAGCGTAAAAGCAAAAACGCCCCCAAATGGCGCTTCTAAACTGGGATTTTATGATCAGTTGATGCATATGCTCGTCCATCACAAACAGGTACCAATTACTAGTTCGTTGATCATTTTTGCATTGGTTTTCTTATCAACAATAATTGGAAGAAATGTAGAGGGGTATTTTTAAATTTAATTAAATTTAAAAACAACTATTATTACACATATATATAATATATACAATGTTATTAACAATTGTTTTTTTAAATATATCAATAATTTCAAGTTTTAAATTACATTATCCGCGTGAACCTCCTCCTCCCAGAAACAAAAGATACATCAAAACAATCGCGAGCATTATATTTGCATCATCTTTTATTCCTTATTTTATAGATGACGACATTAAGCCAACTGTTTATAAAGATGGCTTAACTCAATATGAAATTGCACTTAAAAATAGAAAAGCTGAACTAAATAATTACATTAACGGAGATATAAATTATTTAAAAAATGTTTTCCCGGATTTTGAAATTAAAACTGATATAAACTAAGATAAATTTACTTAAAAAAATAATAAATAACAAATAAAAATGTACCGTATTATTCCCCTTAGAATGCTTAGACGAACTCAGGGTGTAAAATTTGATGAAATGGTACCCTCTGATATTCCTAAAATAAGCGGTATTGATAGAGTCATTCATGGACCAAATTCTATTTCTCCTGGTCCTGTAGAAGATTCTCACGTACCTGTTAAAAGACCGTGGTATATGCATCCTGGACAAGATGACAATCTTCTAGTTTTACAAGGAACTAGATATATTGACATATTTGATCCAGTTACAAAAACTAAAGCCTCATTTATAGTATCCCCAGACAAAGTTTATAAAAATGACAAACTATATTACGATGGTCCTGCTATGGTTGTTTGGCCCGCCGGGATATTTCACAGAATTATTAGCGGCATTGAAGGTAGTATATCTGTTAATTTTTCTTGTAGAACTGAAAAGTTTAATATTAAAGATAATTTTAATATTTATCAGTTGTGTACTAACACCGGGGATTATAATTTGTTAAAAGAAGGTTATGAAGACCAACCTGATTTTGGCTATATTTACCCAAATGAAGAAATTAAAAATCTTTTCAAGAGTATTTAAAAAAATATTGCTTAACATCAAATGATAAAGGTAAAAGGTTTTAAAAAATTAAAAGGGAATGCTAAAAAATATGAAATAACATTCGAAAAAAACGGTAAAATTTACAGGCGTAAGTTCGGTTCAGCGGGAATGTCTGACTTCACAATACACAAAGACAAAGAACGTCGCGAAAGATACATATCGCGCCATAAAAAAGATCTCAAAACAGGGGATCCAATGAGAGCCGGTTATTTATCTATGTATATACTCTGGAATAAACCCAGTTTAAAATCTAGTCTCGCTGATTACAAGAGAAGGCTTAACACTTATAATCGTACAGGTAAGTTTCCAAAGGGGATATCTGGCAGTAAAAAATTAAAATTTGGAGCTATTATACCATTTAAGAATACAAATAGCAATTATCTTGATATTTTACCCGGAGATATTCAAAATATTATACAACAAAATGTATCCGCGTCTGATATACAAAGAATACAAAGGGGTAAAACTCAAAGAACCAGAACATCAAATTACACTAAAAGTCCATTATATTTAAAAGATTTACTAATTAAAAAGAAAAGAACAAGGAATGCTCCTTGGTCTGTTTTAAACCCAGATGATCCTTTCACATTTAAATGGTTTAATTTAGCAGCAGATATATTAACACAAGAAGATTTAGAAACTGATATTTTTTGGTATAGATGTATATCACAGGTGATATATTTAATTGATTTTAATGATCCAGAAGACAACTACTACGGCCCTGATGAATGGGATTATTACACTGAATTAACTGGTAGTTTAGAAATTCTTTTGGGTATGATGGGACATCTTGTAGATTTTGAGCCGCGCGGCGATGACGGAGAACACTGGTACTCGCGGGCAAAAGTTTGGTTAGAAGAAGAATATGATCCGCCTCCGATAAGAGCAGAAACTTATTTTGGCAAATCTAAAATACCAGATAATGTGGTCAATAAAAAATTATATTCATCTGTTAAATCAAAAATTAAAAGATCTATAAAAGGTCGTCGATGGGGAGCATACGATTCCGGAAGACTTGTTAGAGAATATAAGGCAAAAGGCGGGAAATATACCGGTTCAAAAGGTAAAACTAATTTATCTCGCTGGTACAAAGAGAAATGGGTAGATGCTTGCGCCTGGCCTAAAAGAAAATCTTGTGGAAATAAAAGTAACAAAAAGGTCACGTATTGCAGACCTAGTAAAAAAGTAGACTCAAAGACGCCAAAGTTAGTTCAAAAACTTACAAAGGCTCAACTTAAGAATAGATGCTCTAAGAAAAAAAGAGATCCAATGAAAAGAGTTACAAAATTTGGAATGAGCATGGATGATGAAAGTGTAGCATATGGAGATGGCATGTGGGTTATACATTGTAGTTATTTTCCCTGGGGAGCGCATTCAACAGTCAGGTATAAACCATTGTCTAAAAAACCAGCTGATTATTCATATCATTATGGTATACACAATAGTGGCGCTCTTAGATGGTGGGCAAGCGGTGGCGCTCAAAATACAAGAATCCCCAATAAATTACTTAATCTTTTAATTTATCATTACAATAACAGGTGCTTGGATATTGAAAAAACAAAACAAACCCCAATGAATTTTTATATTAATGACCAATACGGTACCCTACTTAAATTCGGAAGTAAACTAAAACATAAACTCAGAATAAAATTTTACAACGACATATTCAGTAAGGGAGATATATCATCAAACATCGAAAAGAATATAGCATTTAGATGTAAAAGAGGTTTCAACGATTCTTTTTGTCAGCGCATATTTACTGAATTAGTATTAAGTATATATTTTACAATTCTTAAAAAATCGTCTAATACTAAAAAACCCAGGGATAATTTAAATGAAATGAAAAAGGTTTATAATTTTAGTAAGTATAAACCAACTATATTGAATATTAAGGCGACGGATATGCCAAAAATAACTGAATTTTTGTATTTAATGCAAGATAATTCCTATGGAAGTTTTAAAAATGCAAGGCTTGCAAGTTTGACTGATGAATTAATTTATTTTCAAAAATCAATTTAAAAAAAGGGGGTATTAATATGTAAAATGAATGAAGTAGTACCGGCACTCAGTGCGGGAATAATTTCAACATTAATTTGTAACCCACTCGATACACTAAGAGTAAACTATCAATTAAACCGTAGGTTATATTATGACATCGGGTTTTTATATAGAGGAATAAAATATGGCATTTTAACTATCCCTTCGTTTTGGGTCATATATTTCCCGATGTACAAAACCCTTAATCAAGAAATTAAATCTCCCCTAGCTGCATACATTTCATGCTGCACGGCAAGTACAATTACATCACCTTTATGGGCACTTAGACAGGCTTCGCAAACGAATAAAAAATTAGAAAATTCTTTTAAAAATTTATATAGAGGACTTATTCCTACTTATTTTGTAAATTTAAATTTTACAATACAAATTCCTCTATATGAATATATTAAAACAAAACTCGAAAATAATACAATAAACACATTTTTCGCTGTAGCCGTGTCAAAAACATTTGCATCTGTAATGTTTTACCCATTTGATACAATTAGAACCAGAATTAGAGACGGAAAACACATATTATTTTCCAAAAGAATTAATTATTATAAAGGGATCAGTATATACATTGCAAGGAGTTTGCCCTATCACGTCTCTATATTCTGTACATACGAGTACATCAAACGTTTTTTTCCATAAAAAAATTAATATACGAAATCCCTTGTAGATAAGAATCTGCAAGATCGTCTTTTTTTTTATGCTTTTCAAAAAAATCCTGATGTGTTTTAATCAATTCCCGTGTATGAACTATTCCTAAATTTTTATTTTGACGATATTTATATTTAGATTTATGCTCAATTTGCGTATTGGAACACTTTAATTTATATTTTGCTGGATAAAACATTATAGTACATCTCCTATTTTGTTCGTGCTGAATTCTTAATGTAAAATAAACATATAATGCCGTTGATATATTTCTCATCTTAGGATTAAAAGATGGTTGTTTCTCTAAAAGAACCGTATCAGCCTCTAGTAAATATTCTAAATTATCCAATGCTTGAATAACAGCGAGAGTTTCATTGGGCCCCGAACAATCTAATACATTCCAATCAAGAATACTTTTGTCTTGTCCGTCTATTAAACAATATGCTAAGTTTTTAATGCCTATATCGAATGAAAGTATAATCATATACAATGTGATGTAATTTAATGTAATGTAATGTATTTATTTAATAAAATCTATTGTTTAAATTAGTTATAGGATATTTATAAACAACCCCTTCTTTTGTTTCAAAAACGCGATGATATGTATAATTTATACAAGTATCAGTATCAGGTTCTAGATTTTTCTTATCTAACAAACTTAAGAAACATCCCATTATATTCTTTTTCCTATATTAATCAATGATTTTATATCTGATATACTTACCCTTTTTTTAATTTTAGGTTTTTTAAGATTATTAATATCGTTAATGTCCCACGATATGAATATTTTATCGTCTGCCAAGAGCACAACACAAAAACCTTCATTTTTTAAAATTGTAAACAAATAAGTAGTAATTTCTGCTACATTATAAACAGGGAAGCCAAATGTATAACCCGGAACTGTATAAACACATCTCAATTCGCCGTGTTTCGAAAGATGTCTAATTTTGTCTGACATTTTTCGTAGTATATCGTTTCTAAGAGCATCGTATCTGGAGTTCTGTCTTTTCTGAAGTTCTAAAATATCTCTTAGCCCAGACATGCTTTATACATTACTTTATATTACATTTTACTTAAAAAAGCGTATTTTCTTTATTTTCGGGTTCATCATCTGATTCATCGTCATCTGATTCATCATCGGAAATATCGTATTGTTTATTTACAGTAACCTCGGCATCTGGTTCTATTTTGTTTAATTCGCTTATATTCTCGATAGAATTTTCTTGATGAATGTTTTCATCACTTACATTTTTTTCATTGTCAGGTTCGCTGTTTATTAACATGTTTCCAACTGCCTTAGAATGTGTCGGTCTTGATATAGGAATTATAGGTATTTCTTTACTTTCAGGCTCAAACTCTTCATCTTCGTCATCATCGGATATTTCATTTTCTTCCAGTGTTTCTATTACCTTATTGTTTTCAGGATACTTAGTTTCCGGTTCATCAAACGCACCCGACAGGTATTCATTTAGGATATATTCTATAGGTATTTGATTTGCAATGGTCTCATTTATACATTCGTTTATCAATTTAAATATTTTAATTTTTTCGTCATATATACATTGCGGATTATAATAAATTTGTTCGCAACACGCCACTATAATTTTATGTAAAAAAGAATTTAAACTCGGGACTTTAATTTTAACGGATTTATCATTTGCTGTTAGTCTAACACAAGCCAAAATTTTAACGTGACTTACGAAAATGGCAGTGATCAAATCCATTAAATATGGAAATTTTCTATTTAAAGAATTTAATTTTTCTTCTAATTTAAAATCGGTCCAATTGGGGACAGATTTAAGTTCTTTTTGAAAATTTGAATATGAAACACTGAGTCTTATATTGTTTTTTTGAGAATCTTCGAATATGCTAGTTAAAATGTCATAAATGCTTGCTTGGATGCAGTTTACAAGCTGTTTCGAGTATTCTTCCTTGGCGGCCACCAAAACATTCACATTTAGAGTTTCAGACATATTATTAATAATAAATACATTTAAAAAACGGCGATTTTAAACTTTCAAAAATTAAAACATTTATACATTTATATATAATATATGTCTGCAGAATGTAAAATTAATAGCAAAACAGTTAAATGGACATTGGACTCTAAATTTGTAAACGACCTTAAAAGATATATTGCTACAGGAAAAACAGAGGTATCGGGTAATATAATATTTAAGGACACAAATAATTGTATAAATGGTATATGCGATAAAAGAAGTACTCCTAAATATACAATCCACACGGGTCAAAACGATTCTGTTATGACTCCAACGGGTCTAATTAATTTCCATACTCATCCAAAGAGTATATATGTATCCGAAGAAACAAAATATGGGTGGCCATCGGGCGAAGACATGTCACAGGTAATCCAATTTGCAAAATTGAATACAATAAGACACATAGTTTTTACTGTTGAGGGGGGTTATATTATAAAAGTAAACAAAAAAGTTAGTGTTTACCACTCAAAGATGATAGAAAATGTGCTGAGATATACGCATATCTATAGATCTTTAGATCAAAATGTACAAATTAAAAATTTTAGAAAAGACTTCAGAGTTTCAGGGGGGACAACGGTTGAAATGTGGTTAAATCTTGTTAATAATTTGACACTGAATAAATTATATAAGTATTATAATTTATTTAATCCAACTAAAAGAAAAATACCGACCAATAAAAAAGCCCATGAGACTATATTTACCGTTCAACTTAAAAAACTGTCTAATAAGTTTACATTTGAAGCTAACCACATCAATGAAGATTGTCATTTTACACTTTACGGCTTGACCCCTGAGTAACTTCATATATTTCTAAATTTTCATAGAAATTAATAAGTATGCCTGTTTCACAATTTAAATTTTTAAGATATTTCCTAAGTTGATTAATTTCTTTAGCGGTTATTCTTGAATTTTGAGATTTAAGTTCAAGAATATTTGTTATCTCACAGTTTTTATTATATAATACAATATCTGCTCTTTCATAACCTAAATAATATCCTTTATAGATTATAGGAACTACCACTTCAGTTTGTGTAATATATCCATTTAAATTCAATTCAAGATACATAGCAGATTGATATATATTTTCTTTGTAGTGTCCCCCCAATTCATTGGATACCATTTTAATACAGTCTATTACGCCTTCCATAATATAAAGAATGTTACTCTTTTTTTAAATCTTTTTATAAATGATTTCTTCAGGTCTAATTAAAAAAAACTAACTTCCCTGATTTTCTTGGCCATTTTTTGGGTATCAGGAATGACATCGTCTTCATCGAGATCTATAATAGAATAATCCGATATCATGGGCTCATATAGTATCTTTTCTTTCTTAATTTTCATTTGCTCGATTTCCCAGCGTATATAAAATGCAGTTTTAGTATAGACCACTACATCGCCTTTAATAAGAACAATACCATTTACTTCATCATCGATATCTGAGATACCTAGTTTATTTTTCTTATGAAAAAAATATGTTTCGTCGCTGTAAAAACAATTCAATAAATTTCCATCGCTAATTGCATTACGATATAGATTTGAACAAGAATCTATATCTAATTCTTTTCCAAAAAATTCTTTACTCTTTTCGGAAGTAATTTTAATTACATCTCTAGAAATAGTTTCTATCTCGGAAATCAATGCTTCATTAAGAAAAATTTTACACTTCTCCTTATTTTTGTCAAGATATATTTTAGTTTTTGGGATTTGAAATGTAATCTCTGAGGATCCATCCATTATTTTAGAAAAAAAAACGTTTTCATCCACCTTATTTGGCTGATATACTAAAATACTCTCCTTGATTATACTCATGTTAAATTAAAGAAATCATTTTAAATGTTATTTTTTAACGTGACTAGTTTACAAGTAAACACTGAGAAATTAAAAAATGTCCATTGACACATTTAAATGAGCATACAACTTTTTGTTCACTTTTTAATTTTGAAAATGGTATAATGTTTTTATCGCTATCGAAAAATTTAGAACTTGTATTATTTTTAAGTAAGATCATATTATTTAGCGTAGCATTTGTGTTTATTTTTTTAACATTGTACAATGTTTTGATATACCCGCACACATTCATGAAATTATCGTGACTATGAGAGTCATTATTGATTTTTAAAATAAGACCTTCGTCGCATTTTTCGGCAATTATAATAGGACATTTTATTATTAATATATCATCATTTACATTGTATTTCAATTCCGTATCATGGATATACAGTCCCGTTAAGTTTATTTTTTTGTAGGATATCATACCTATAAAATATACATATATATTAATTAAATGTATTCAACGTGTTAATTATACATACCGAATGGAGGTACATCTGCCATTTTTTTTGTAGCGATAAATGTATTAAATGCTTCTTTAAACTCTGAGATGTCTATATTATATAAATTTTCTTTACCAAAGTTATTTCGCATGTTTATTATTATTGCTTTTTCTATTATATTATTAATGTCGCCACCATTTCCTGTGAATAACAAAATATATTTAGACAGTAAATTATTTATTTCGGACATGTCACATGATGTTTCCCATCCTCTTTCTTGGACAAGTTTAAAATAAATTTGGGATAATTCGTAAGATGTATAGTTTTCTATAGTAAATGTCCAGGGGAATCTTCTACGAAGTCCAGGATTCATAGAAAAAAAACAGGAATCTAATTCAGACTTGTAACCAGCTATAATACATATTATTTTGTCTACGTTTTCAGTTAAATATTGATTTAAAGTATCTATACATTCCTTAGCATAAGAATCCTCTCCGGCCGAAGATTTTGAACCCAGGGAATATGCTTCATCTATTAACATTACACCTTTCTTACATCTGTCAAGAGTCTCCATGGTTTTGATAGTTGTACCCCCAAGATATTCGGAAATTAAATCCGACCTTCTCACTACATTGAACTTTGGTTTTTTAAATATGCCCAATTTTGAATAGATTCTTGATAAAATATTTGACACTGTTGTTTTACCAGTGCCCGGCGGCCCCTCTAAAACAGTATGGAGCATCACATTATCACCCGACGATTGAATAAAGAATATGATTTGATCTACTATTTGTTTTTTGAATTTATGTAAACCAATCATATCATTTAACTCATTTAATTCTGGGAGTAAATCAGGTAAAAGATACATTTTTCTGGGATAGTTAATTCTGCCTCTTTTACCAGGTAATTTCATACATCCATAATCGCGTACCATGTCTATTAAATTTTGTAAACAATTTAATTTGTATTTTGTTATATCAAATATATCATCTGATATATTTGTCGTAGATAAGACACGTTTCATATACAATAATATATATATTATTTTTTTATATATGATATGAATAATTATATTCAAAATTTAATAGATGAAATTGATACTAATGATCAAATTTGTACATATAAGATAATTAGTGCATTTGAAAAAAAAATTAAAAAACAACTAACTAAATACAACTATAAAACGGGATTCGAAGATTACACACTAAATTGTCTAGATTATATTATATTGTATTATATCTGGAAGAATTGTAATGTTCCTATTGATATTGAAGATATTCTTGTTATAATGTATTCCTTTTATAAACTAGAAGAATTTTATTTTGATAATGACGTATTTAATATCAAGCATTCATTATACATAATCAACAACTCTAATATTAATTTTTTAATAATAAATATAATGTATATATTAAATGAATAATTTTGAACTTGATTATGAAAACGACGAAAAAAGGTCGGGTTATATGACAAGAACACCCTGGCTTAAAAATAAACACACAGGAGAAATAGTTTTATCTATGGAAGGTTATCCAATTGGGGACAATGATCGAGATCCTAGATGGAAGGGTTACCCAATGTCTTTACATTTTAATAATGGAGTAATGAATGCATTACCTCTCTTAACGGGTCCCACCGAATTTTATATGTCAGACGGACATTATGCAATGTATGTACCAAAGCCAAACGATTATGATATAAATGTGTTTGAATATTCTACACTTTTAAGAGAGCGTTATACAAAATATCTCGCCGATGTTAGTAAATCAAACCTTATCGCTTTCAGGAAGGGTTTAAAAGAACTAGAATCAACTAAAAGAGCCATGAACAAAGAACTTCAGAAGAAATACACAAAACTAAAAGAATTAGAGGTTCGACGATTAGCGGAAGAATCGGCACAGAAGAGAAATATGAGAGCCGCCGCAAGAGGCGGTGCAATACCGCAGACTATCGGAACAACGGGAGAGACTTATACTGCCAAACTATCAGAGATAAATCATATAGAGGCAAATTTAAATAACGTGACAACTTTAATAAAACAACTTAAAATCAACATCAATTCAATACAATGAGGTATAAATTAAACGTACCTAAACACTTAAAGAATATATATTCGACTTCAGATCAAGCATATGAAATTAATAAAATACTTAAATTATATATATCTAACAGTGACATAGTTACAGATGCAACGGCCTGTATAGGAGGAAATGCATTTTTTTTCCAAAAAGATTTTAAATGGGTGAATATAATAGAAAAAGATCCGAATATATTCTACACATTAAAAAAAAATACAGATTTTTCAAATTGTAAACATTACAATTGTTCATACCTGACTCTAATGTATATACTTAGACAAGATCTTATATTTTTAGACCCCCCGTGGGGTGGCGTAGATTATAAAAAGAATTATAATATAAATTTATATCTTGATGATATAAATGTAATAGACGTCATAAACAATTTATATCATTACACGAGAAACATTGCTATGAAAATTCCAAATAATTACAATTTAGATTATGTAAATAAAAATTTTTGGGAGTGGAAAATATATCCTATATATAGTAACAAAAAAAAGATATATAATTTAATTGTATTCTATAAAAGGATTTAAAGACTATATACATTATTATTTATAAATGAAATATCTGTATGGTTGCCCGAGTGGTCTAAGGGGACAGACTTAAGATCTGTTGGCGAAAGCCTCGTGGGTTCGAACCCCACACCATACAGATATTTTATTAAATTTGTATTTTATTAAATTATTTACGTTTTTTAAGTATATCACTGTAAAATTTAGCAAATTTTTGCATTTTAGTCATCATTTGGCTTGGTGTGCCTTGTAACATAACAGAATTTAATTGGTTAACAGTTTTATCCGGGTTTAAAAGACGCAAAATTGTAAACATAAGAGACCACGTTACGCAATAACCATTTCTTGTTCCAATTTCCGCCTTTGCTTGCGGTCCAATGTTTGGACACGTTGCGGTAAAATCTATAAATCTGTAATCTGGTAATATAGTTCTAAACTTGTCTTTTAATATTTTATCCGTTTTGTCCTGATCATACGAGGGACAAGTGTTTGCCATGCAATGTACACCATGTGGATCATATCTATCTATAGTTTTATTTACGGTGTCGAAAAATATAACATTGGCATGTCCATTTAAACTTTCCCCTGAAAATATAGAACTAGTAGATAAAGTAAGTGCCATCGCTAAAAATCTTTCCTTGCACGAAATCAACGCCCCTCTTAATGATGGATTTATCTCTAATTGAGAATTATTTGAGACGCTGATCCCAAACGCTTCTGCCGCTTCGGCAGATACAGGGGCTTCATAGAGCGAAGCATGGATAGCTTGCTGAGATGTTATATATAATTTTCTTAGATTACTATCCCTCCATTTTGTAAGTTCTACACTGATATATTCTTTTATATTTTGTGCTCTACCTTCATAAGTTGGACCTATAAATGTGAAATATCTTTGTTCAAACCAGCATAAATTATTTTTTAAAACTTCGTCTTTTTCCCTCGCAAGCCTTAAAAATTCTGGTATATTAGTATTTGTTCTTAAAAAATAAAAATTTCCTACTCGTGTATTTTCTTCAGCTTTGGTTATTATTCTAGACGCAAGGTATTCGTTTATACTTATTATTCCATCTTCATCCGTGTCTAATTGTTTTTTTAAGTTTTTATAATTTAACTTATCTTTTGGTTTAATAACTAAAGGGTTCGGATTATCGTTAAATGCTATAGACCATCCTTGTTCCATTAATTTTTTAACTATAGGACTTGTATTATTTATACATCTGCCGGTAGTTGGATTAACAAGTTTTTTTTTATCTGTTGGACAGACCTTAAAAACCTTTACATCTGGCATACTTGGGGGCGGAGAGGGCTGATTTAAATCGGGTGTAACAACAACCGTATACCCTTCTTGAATCAGTTTTTTAATTATAGGGCTACTTTCCATAACACATCTACCGGTTTTTGGATTAACCAATTTTTTTATATCCTTTGGACATCGTTCTATATTTTTACTCATTTTAATATATACTAGATATATAAAAAATGTATTATATATATTAAATTATGGACAGCAGATCCAAATTATTGAATTGTATAAATAAAATAATACTCGACGAATATAATTATCTGAATGAAAAATCAAATGAGCTTAAAACAAAAGGAATTACCGTGATTGATATCCGGCTCGCAAAAAATAAACACAAATTTCTACATGACACAGACTGGTTAGAATTAATTAAAACAATTCAGATGCGCGATTTTAAAACCAAAGATCCCGCATTTGGGTTTGTATTGGGAGCATTTGGGGCTTTTGGAAATCCGGCAAGCTTTCATAGTAAGGAAATATATGCCTTACGTTACATTTTATTCCATAAATTAAAAATTGTATTCAGAAATATGGACCCAAATAGAAAATTAGAAACACTTTTCGATAGAATAGCAATTCGTAGAAAAGGCGCTACTGTTTCCGGGGAATCTTTTCACAGAGATACATGTTCTTTACAGAAAGATGAAGATAACATTTATGGAGGGTGGATAAATCTAGACAATACGGAAACTCAATATTTTTCTTGCGTCCCTGGTACTCATACGTGCAAGGGGAGAGGAGGATTTGAAAGAATAGAAGGAAAATATACTGATACTAAGATAAAAATTCCAATTAAACCTAAACAAGTAATTATATTCAATCAAAACATAATACATGAAATTTTTCAACAAAAGATTTCGAAGACTAATATCCGACTCTATTTAGGCTGGAGACATACATTCAGTGATGAACCTCTATTAAATGATAAAATTGATCCTCAAAAAAATATTAATGTAGTCTTAAGGGACCAAATTGTACCGGTGTTACCAAGTGGCGACATTCCATATATGTACTCTAGAAATCATCCCGGGTTACATAGGCACATGATTGTTCAAATTTCTAAAGAAATTAAAGACTATTATAAAATTAACAATCAAAAATATGAAAATGGAACAGTTGTATCAAGGAGTTTAATTTACCCAATATCCAAGATAGATATACCAAATGAATATAAAAAAATTTACTATCCAACTGAAATAAAATAATTTCATTTTTTTTTAATTTTAAAAAATTAATTTTTTTCTAATACTTTTCTTTGTTTTTGTTCTTTTAGTTAAAAAATCATGATATCTTTTAGCTAAGGTGTAAGACTTCATTTTTTTCTTTTTAAGTACACGAAGCCTTACCATGAGTATCATAGCAACCTGTTTAATACGTTTATGTGTATATTTACCAGATTTATAAAGACGTTCTAATTTACGGATAGTCTTTAAAGTATCTGAATAAGTTTTATATTTAATGGGTATTGTGTCTTTTGGATTTTTATCGATGTATACATCAAACGACTTTTTTGGCTTTTTAGGATTAAATAGAAATTGTTTCTTACCAAAATAATTTAATAAATCTTCATCTGTTAGAATGGGCCCTTTATATTTCTTTGCTGCTTCATCAATGTCCTCATAATTAATTAAAAAATCACTATCTCTACCTCTTTTTACATTACTATTATAATTATAAGTTTCGTCACAAAATTTCAATTTTTCTAGTATTTTTCCTACTTTTTCAAATTTAGCAGAACAGAATTCGCTATCTTGACACATATATTCGTCACTTCCTTTCATGTCGGGATATTTTTTTGCAAACTCTATATATTCTTTTTTTGTAAGCCCTTTACATTGTGTACATTCTATTTTATCAAAACCTATATTATTATAAGTTTTTTTAATTGTGTCTATATTACGTCTAGGTTTACTCGGAGCTATTATAGAAATTCCTATTTCGGTGTCTCTATTAAATTTATCTACATTTTCAATAATTTGTTTTAACATATAATAAAGAGAACATCTTGCATACCCTGGAATAGATACTCTACTATAAAAACTGTCTAAATCTAATATATTATTTTCTACCGGTTTTATTACAATATATACTTTATTATTATCAATTTCGTAATAATCTACGTATTTATTTATATTAAAATCAAGAAGTAAATCTTTTTTTTTAAATGATTTCATTCCAAAACGTACTTTTCCTCCCCTTGGTCCTATAAATCCCTTTTCGTACATTTTAAGAGCTATCACTACCGCTTGTTTATGTGAATACCCCTCTTTCATTAATTTTTTAATTTTATATCCAACCGGTGTCATTATAATTATTACAGAAAATAATTTTACTTAAACCTATATCTTAAAGTTCAAGTATCTGTACATTATGAACATTTTCTTTTTGTCTATTTGTCCAAGGACATGTGCTATTATGCATTGTGATGCTCATGTTAGAAAAATGATATTGGAATATGCTCAGATGTTGTGTTCTGCACATCACGTATGTGGTAGATATAAAAATCCAAATTTATATAAGATAGCGTTTAAAAATAACCCATGTACAGTCTGGGCAAGAGCATCAGTGGGTAATTACATTTACCTGTACACATTATTTATAAATTTATGCAAGGAATTTACGCATCGTTTTGGAAAAATACATAGTTCTCAAAGACAACTCGAAAAGTGCTTGTCTTTTATTCCACTAGGTATTCCCGATGGAAATATGACTAGATTACACCAGGCTATGCCTGAAAGATGTAAACTTCGCAGAGATACATCTGCCTATCACAAATATTACAACATGGAAAAGACTTATTTTGCAAAATGGACTAAAAGGGAGATTCCCTATTGGTATATTCCCCAATTAAATAATAATTTAAAATAAGTCTTAAACATTAAATGGCTAAATCTTTTATTCAACTCTTGAAACAAAAAATTACTGTATCCGTTTTGATAACGGTAGTTGTTTTTAACATTTTTAATCCTATGACAAGTGATATTTTTGTTCCGATTATCGGATATATTATAGATCCAAATGCACATCTAGATGATTCTAAAATTACGCTAAATAAAAATTACGAAATTAAATACGGCAATTTTTTAAAACAGTTTATTATCAGCATAATGGTCCTTGGGTTAATTTATTACACCAACCGTTTTTTTTCTCTAGTTCAATATAATAATTAAATCCGTCTTTATACATAGATTTCACATAAATATTATGCGAATTATAGTACATATGTATACATTTTTTAATAACTCCCCCCTTTTTCTCTAAAAATACACTTTTTAGAAAGTTGTATTCATAATTTTCGTCTAGTTTAATAACATCATTTTCTGCCTCGCAACTAATAAAATATAAAAATGTACAGTCCTTATCACATTGCAATAGTTCATTTGGATTTGGAATACACAAATCTTCAATTAGTTTATTGTAAGCAGATGTATACATTTTATTATAGATACTCTGAGTTTTTTCATGTGGATATTTATTTTTATCTGCGGGATCTAATATAAAAAATTCCCAGCCTTCTTGTGGCATATTTTATATTAGATAAATAGGTTATATTTCTATATCAATTAATTTTTTGAGTCTTCGTCGGTCTCTTCGTCAGTTTCTTCATCTGATAGGTCGGAATCTTCGGAATCATCGGAATCGTCGGAATCAAAATCTAGATATTCTAAATCTGTATCTGTAACCATCTCAAACTCTTGTTCTACCAGTTCTTCGTCTGGGACATCAGGCTTTACTTCTAAAGGAGGAAATAAGTTTTTCAATTGGTCTATAATTTCTGGGGTCATATTGGTTTTATTTACACACGTAAATTTAATAAAAAGATCGCCGTAAATACCAGGTTCACCCAAAATAGGCATACCAAATCCATTTACTTTCTTAAGTAGACTATTTTCTTCGTCGAAAACGTCAAATGGGTCACCTTTAATGAACAATGTTTTGCCATTTAGATGCTTGATGTAAATCTTAGGCTGGAATGTTTCCGCGAATGAAATCTCCTTTTCAACGATTAAATTATTACCATCTCTCGTAAAACAACTATGTTCTTCAACATCCAAACACACAACTACGTCACCAGTTTCATACCCCTGTTTCTCATCCGCCATGTGATTAAATCTGATTGTCTGTTCATCAATCATACCCGGTTCAATTTTAATACTTAACTTCTTTTTCTCATCCTGATAAGAACCGTCTGGATCAATCTTCTGTCGCCTAAGAGCAATCTTCTTTTTACCTCCGGCATACAACTCGTCTAATGTCACTGAAACCGTAAATGTCATGTCTTTTGTTCTGGGTGCAATAGGATCTTCATCATCCGAAGAATCCGTTACTATTTCCACTATTTTCTTTTTCTTTTCTTTGCGGGGGCTACTCGGTCCCGGATCGCTTATGTCCAATTGTATTTTTGAATTTTCTGGTTTAACCGACATCTTTTGCTTACCATGTTTTTTAGAGGTCTGAGAAGGTGCAAACATTTCCGGTTTAACTATATCAGTAACTGATTTGGTAATTTTTCCTATAACTTTAGACATATCTTCTTCGGTAAGATTCTTACCACTTTTTAATTCGGACGGAGGCTCAATCTGTGATGCTACTTGTTGAGCAAGACGCATAATCTGGGCCATATCAGGCATTTGCTGAGCCATTGAAACAATATAGTTTATAAAATATATTTTTATTGGCGATATTCAACGAGTTATTTACCTCTTTTCAAGTTCTATACGTTCCTTTTTATCATTTGGAGGCTCTGTAAATGAGACATTTGCACCATATTTCATTGACCCAGTTTTCTTCTTATTTGGTACTTCTATTTCATTGTTTAACGTTTCTAGGATTTCGAACGCTTTCTGTCCTCTATAAACCTTATCGGGATTGTCATTAATTATAAGCAGGGGTACAACATCGACATCAATTTTACTGCTTTCTATTTTATCTTCTTTTAAATTAATAAATTCTTTATCATAACCATTTATGTTCGATACTGCTATGATAAAATCCGTAGATGCCTTGCACGAAGGATGATAAACTACAGTTAGGTTTTTAGCGCTGTCCATTTTATTATAATGATAGAAAAACTAAAATAAAATACAACGTAATTATCTTCTTCTTGTATTTAGATACAAATTTTTCTTAGTATTTACCTTTGCATCTGGACTAGGCTTCGGCTCTGGAGCAGGCTCCGGTTGCTGGGGTTCTTCTTTGCTACGTAAAATTTTTAGCGCTTCTTTTAATAAATCAGAATCTACCTTAGCATTTTTTGCTTTTGTAATGTATTTAAAAATGGTCTCTTTATCTTTACCCGTAATGGCGGCCTGTATCTTTTCTACTAATTGTTCTTTTGTAAGTATTTCAAACTTTGGCGAAGTCTTGTCTATTTCATCTAAAACATGCTCTATATTTATTGTGCCTATAACGGTATTAAAAATATTATTGATATCGATGTTATTAATTATTGCAACTCTAATTGCGTCTGTATTTGCATTGACTTTATTGCTACACGTGTAATGAAGATCGTCATTCGTTTCAAATGTAGAGAAAGCAGTCAATTCCATGGCTTCTAAAATATTCTCCTTTGATATTAATGGTAAACCGTTTAAAATTTCATTTTGTTCAGTTAACTTAATGAAACTTCCCGGTAAACTGGTCATCTTGACATTTTCTTCTATTTTTATCAACTCATTAGGTTTTTGAATGTATTCATATATAGTATTATACCAGTAGTATCCTCTATAATTATTTAACATAATATAGTTTTCATTGGACACATAACAGTGTACAGGTTCAGTTATTGTAACAATTTCTTTAGTGGTTTTTCTAAATTCTTCAAGTTCTAGAAAAAGTACGTCATCTGAACCGACTACTTCACACATGTACTTATTATTATCAGTTATCTCACGCGGTACTACAGTTTTTCCATTAACAGTATAATTATTATTTAACAAGATCCTGCCAATTGGTAATTTTCTATTACCAGCCCGCGTTATATACACGGTAAAAGTTTTATACCCATCTAAAATATCCTTCTTTGGTAATACTGTATTTGGATTTTGGGCCAAACTTTCTACAAGTTCTGAGTCTAATTGTAAATAATTTTTATTTTCTGGTTTTTCCTCTGCAATTGTTTTAAGTTTATTTTTAGAATTGGATACAAGAATGTTATAGTAATTATACAATTTTTGTTTCTGATCTTTACCCAGAAGTCTAATATCTTCTAAGGTTAACTCTTTTATTTTAGCGAGATTTTCTATATATTTTATAGCCTTTTCCTTAGCATCGGTCCATAATTTATTTTTTTTGTAGTCTTTTATAGAGACATTTAAATCGAATTTGTCTATAACTTCAGATAACATTGGAACTCCTTTGCATTTAGTTTCAATCCATTTACATTTATATTTCAGACTATTTACATCAAGTGAAAAAGAATTAAAATCGTCACATGATACCTCGTCTTTAAACCTGTTGCAAGTATCTAATGCGTCGAACTTTCTTTTGATTATTTTTTTATCAGAAACTCCTTCTCTAGTCTTTATAATTTTACCCCGTGAATCATTGTACTCGAGAATTATATAATTATTGCTGACTACAGCCTTTGTGATGTCATCTCCCTTAAATGTACAAGGTCCTTCTATTATTACAAAACCGTTGTCTACACGTTCTTTGAGATTGGTATCGTATATAGGAAGAGTGTTTTCGTCAAGATCATATGGGACACCATACACTCTAAACTCGTCTCTAGAAACTTGATAAGCATAACCCGGTTCTTTGACGCCTATCCTTGGTCTTACTGTATAATGTATAGTTCTCCGAGGAATTTTCAAGTATTCATAATCGGTATATCCAATTGGTGTATAATCCATAATTTCGATTACGGTATCCTTTTTATCATAATCCCTAATGAATTTCATTATATTTTTCCAAAGTTCGAATGAGTCGTCTACTAAGTTTATCTGGAACATATCAGCCAGACGTTCAAGGTCAGCTCTTGTATAATTTTCCTTGATTACATTACCAGAATTATCATACATGTTAAACATAGGATAATTTCCTCCATATATATAATTCCCAGAAATATACATATATTTCTTATAAAGTATTCCATATTTATCAGGTTTTGGCCTCATTTCCGATATAACTGGCGGATGATATGTGTTAACTGCAACAATTTTTAATTTTTCTATTTTAGATTGTCTTGCTGCTGATTTAAGAATTCTAATAGCCTTAATGTAATCAACATTAACAGGCTTTCCTTTGTTTTGCTGATCAATTATAAATTTACTCCATGCATTAATTTCTTCACCGCGTAAAGAAGTGATATATTCAGTGAATTCTGAATCGTTAAATTTTTCTGAGAACAATTTAAGTCTTGAAATATCTACTGTTGAAAATTCTCCCTGTGTTATTATAAATTCCGTTATCATACTATTTAACACTGTTGGTTCCAATTCAGGGCATGTCTCACTACTTGTTGCTGTCCCGCAACGAAGAGACATTATAAATGAACATAATTTTCTGTACTCATCGTTTACAATTTTATTATAATAAAGGTAATCCTGACGTGATTTTGAGAATTGATACAATACATTCTCAGTTGTAATAGAATATTCTTTCGGATTTATTGCATTACATTTCTTAAAAGTTTTTTCCAGTAAATCTTGGGCGACCATTCTTTGGGCAACAGTCGCAATTCTATATATCCTCCTAGATGGCAATCTATTCCTCTGTCTTAATAGATATCTAAGCCTGTAATTTAGTTCTATATATCCTTCTGGTACAATTAAATTATTGTATCGATATAAAGAATTATTCCAAATAATCTTTTCAGAATATTCCTTCATAATTTCTTCAAGTTCTAAAAGAGATAATTCAGGATAAGTTTCTTTAAACTTTTGAAAATTAAATTGAAAGTCTTCTATTATGGATTCGTATGCATCAAAATTTTCAGTATTGGGTTTCCAATTAAGGATTATATTTATATTTTCTTGTTTATCTCCTGCGATGTCTATATCATCTTCGGGAATAATATAAGGTGTTTCATAGGCAAGTAAAGTAATTATGCTTTCATCGCCTAAAATAAGATCTTGAAGTTTAGACTGGTGATTATTTATCAAAAAGAAAATCTTAGAAATATTTTTATCATAATTAATAGTTGAATAATCAAAAATATCCGACTCTATTTTACCTACTGCATTTTCAGAACCGGGATAGTACTGTGTAAAATATTCCATAAGTCTATACAACCCATTTTTTCTCATATCGTAAATGGATGTCCTATCTTCAAAAAGTTTTGATATACTTGAATGTCCAGATAAGTTAAATGTCTCGATGTCTTCCCCGTACGAAATATAATAATTTATCTTGCGTATTTTAGTTAATAACGTGTCTCTCGATTTACCTTTAATTAGTTTAGAATTTTCAAGAAGTATTTCTTTTAGATCTTTTAGATAATCGTCAAATGATATATATCTTTTAACAATATCTTTTACATTGCTATCCGGTAAAGAGCCTCTTAACTCCCAAATGTCTGCAATTTCTGTTTTATTACCTTCTTTAGAGTTAAGTATTTTGTATAATGGATCTTCCATAGGTAAAACTGTTACAAAATCGGATAAATCTGAACTTAAGTTTTTAATGTCGGCTCCGTCTTTAATGGCGAGATATCCTATGGACCCCTTTTCGATGTACATCTGATTTCCTTCGGTATATATATCGGGCATCGAATATGTGTACTGTTTAAAAATTTGATCAACTGGTATTCTGTAGTAATCCGTGTTTTCCTGACTTAGAATTTGTCTTAAATCGCCGTAATTTTTAGGATGTTCCATGAATTTAAAGACTTTTTGTTTGTTAGATTTAAGTCTCTCTATATAACTCATAAATCTAGTTGTAGACGATCCTGCGCATTTTAAAAGATCCTCGATGGGCATCATTCTGAGCCTAATTTTAAGATTGTTAAGACGATCAGAATACATTTGTTCGTCGGGTGATAATAAATTACCTCTTTTTTCAAGTATTTTAATTTGGCCTATCTTATCGCTGAGTGGAGGGACGTGTTTAAATTCATAATTAGATTTGTCAGTCTCAGAATTATAGAAAACTTTAGAAATTTCAAATGATGATATATAAAAGTTGACTTTTAACTTAAATGTATCCCATGATTTGATATATTCGTCTATATTCGCATTACTACCAAAATCTCCGCTATTGTAGTAATTATCGATGTCATTCTGAGTAAAACCCCTGGGTATTTTTGGTATAGGGATACCGCGTTTTCTAGCAATGGATTTAATATACTTTGTCTCTTCTTGTTGAAGTTTGTCAAGTTTATCTTGAAGAGGTGTATCTATATCCAATTTTAGACTTTCAGGGTCTTTTTTGTCGTAAACTTCTCCTCTTTTAAGTATTTCATACTCTTTTCTTAGATAAAATATATAAGATATATTGAACTCATTTTCTGTGACTGTACCCTGGCGATATTCCGCGATCTTTTCATCCTTAATGTCCCTAACTTTTTGAAGTATAATTTTATCTTCATCCGTTAATATAAATGTTTTAGTTTTTATGTCGATATAGTATCGAGTTTTAAACATTTCAATTTCGAAATCCTCATGTGTTACATTTCCAGTTGCTAACATATCTGACAATGTTTCCTGCCATCTTTCTAGATTACCAATTTCATCATATAAATCCGAATCAATTTCTTCAGGGTCAGTTCCCGGAACTTCCATTATTATAATACATTACATATTAAAAGTTTTAAAAAAAATATAAAAATATTAAAATATAAAAGTTTAAAAGTATAATGCAGACGGTATACATTTTAAAAGATTCACGTAAAAGTTATAAGGCTTTATTACAATTGTACAATTCAGCGGAACTGTCCACTAATATAATAGTAGTAAATAGATTTTATGCCAAGATATTACTTTTAGATAAACGCGTCAAAACATTTCCTTTTATAATAAATACCCTACCTACAAATATCGGGTTAATACCTAAGATTGCGAAAGTATTACCATTAGATTTATTTTTACATTTCAGAAGCAGTAAAAATAAATCTATTAAGAAAATAAAACGTAGAGCGTCAAACTTTAACCATTTTAATGAACAAACTACGAGAAATTTACACACCGCTTTTAATGTACCCAGTGTTCCTAATAAATTTTATAGACGTGATAATTTGTTTAAACAAAATAACAAACCTGTTAGTAAATTTAGAAAACCCCTGATTAGAACCGTTAAAGAGAGCGATGGCAGTGTAAATATAATTATGAAATAAAAAATAATATAATTATAAATACATTAATTATGAAAGAGTTCTGGGATTTTAATGAAAATATTAACTATTCTATTATCGGAGGCTATAAAGTATTGAATAAGTACCCCGATCCAAATACAGCTTCTAAGATACTAAACGAATTAAAACTTATAATTTATAAATCTTTTACGAGTATACGATTCACCGAAATAATAACCCCAGAAATTGATCTTTTGTTAACCACGTCATTTATACTGCAAGAAATGCAACTAGAGGAATCGCAGGGAGATGTCGTATTTGAAGGTCTTAATAAGCCAAAAGGCGTGTATACCAAAAAAGATGCTAGATATATAGGGAAAGACAAAAATCTCAGAGCTAAATACAGGGTTATATTTCTTACAATTAGGAATGAAAATGGAAAAATAAAAAAAATTAAAAACATCCTACCACTTTTGTCTCATGAACTTGCGCATACGGCTTTAAATCATGTAAAATGGAGAGATGATGATCATGGAACACACTTTGACAAATTAGATAAAATGATATTAAAACATCTTAGATTAAGTTTATAATGACAACTATACAGATTGTAAATTTTACGGAAGATATAACAGAAATAAGTTATAATAAAGGTTATTCTAGACCTTCCAAGAGTTTATTGACACCTGAACTTTACAATGTATTTAAAACAATTAAAGATACAAATATTTTACCCAATTTATCAAGGGAAGACTTAATTCAAGAATGCATAAATTACGTGTATAATACATATACATTATTTGAAAAAAATTTGCTTATACTCGACATCTATTTTAAACTTATAGATCATAATACATTTACCAATACCATCAAAGAAATAAAATGTACCAATAAAAAACACGTTGCTATAATTTTTACCGATATATACACGTACCCTAAGATACAATTTATGTACATCTTAAGTAAATACTTCTCAGATGTGATGTTGTCCACGTCACAGTTTTATAATTTTGGTATTTTATTTTGTAAGAATAACTCACGTGATGATTTTTTAACTATAAAAAGCGAAGGAAATGTTAAGGACTTTAATGTTAGAGTTCCCGAAGAAATGCTGTTAGTTATTAAAAATTATAATAACTACATTTTCAAAAGAATGATAGAAATTAACGAAAAGTTAAATTACATGTGTTATTCTATACATTCGGTTCAAAAAATAAACAATGAAGTAGAAATACTCAACAAGTATTACAAAATGTATATAACAAAATGTGTATATACTAATTGTAATAATTGTAAATTGATTTATTCTAACTTTCTAGACTGTTGTATATGTGAAAAATGTTATAATTTATTCGTGTGATTTTTTCTCTCCGTAACGAGAGGCCGCGAGTTTAAATCTTTCTTTATGCGGCATATCTGGATGCGAAGCCTTAATATTTGATAACTCTACTTTCATATATTCATTATATGCACTGGGTGCCCGAGTTTTCTTTTCTTTTTTTCCTACGGGCTTTCCCATTTTTAATTCCTTCATTTCTTTTTCAAGTGCTTCTAAGCGAGCTTCCATTTAATATATATACATATCTTAATAAATACAATTTGAACGTACATTAAACACTGACATGTTTTTAATAATGACATTTATTTCGGGGTTTTGAGCATATGTTTGTCACACATAGGATATTTGCCATGATAATTTTTATTGAAAAAAGATACCCCACATTTTTTACATTTGTACACGCAAGTTTCTGTACTTGTCTCAGACATAACTCTGAGAAGATCCCAATCAACATTAATTTCTCCGTCAAAAATCTCAATGGGATCCATTTATATGTTTATATGTTATATGTTTATATATTTATATATTTATATATTCACATTTAATATTAAAATTTCCTAAGAAATCTATACCAGTTTGGTCTTTATACTTACTTGAATATACTACACGTTTTATACCGGTCTGTATTATTAATTTCGTGCATTCTTTACATGGCGACATGGTGATATACAATGTAGATCCAGTTGACGATTGGCCAGATTTTACAAGTTTAGTTATGGCATTGGCTTCTGCGTGTAATACATACCAGTTGGTCTTACCATTTTCGTCTTCACAATCATTAGTATAACCCGCCGGTGTACCATTATACCCATATGACATTATATAATTATCCTTTACTATCACTGCCCCTACCTTTTTCTTATTAGCATAAGACATTTTAGATAAATTGTTGGCGAGTTCTAGATAAACATGGTCATATTTATTAGTCATCAAAGAGCAATATAAATATATAAATATGTAAATATGTATACATTTTACTTTTAAGTAATATAAGCATAAGTTTCCTTAAAGACGTCTGAATCATTCAAGAAGATATTAAATTTTTTATATGCCGGAAATTTTAGTTTAAATTTTTGATAAGGTGTAAGTTCCCATGGCCACAAATTCAGTACCTTACTGTTCGAAATTTTATATTCTATTTTACTAAACTTCATAATATGCATAACTTTATTCATCAATGTATTCCAATTTCTACTAGATCTGGGTTTAGATTGTTTTGTTTCTTTAATTTCTACAGTTGGGGGGAATGTTGTATAATTCTCTATAGTCGAATATTTATCTTGTATTACACTTCTTTTAGTAATTTCTGGAATGTCAAATGAGATTTCGGGCGTTTGAACCCACTTGAGCGATGCATTTTTGTTATGTGAATGGCATATAGAACAGTAATAGCCATGTTTATGGTCTGTAAATTGCACATATTTAACATTTTGACTCTGCTCTCCATTAAAATTGATGATGTTTTTTTTATCTTTCCAGACGTGCAAATGAATTCCTGAAGGATCGTAATATGGCCCAGGACCAGTTGAAGTATGTGTATACAACGGTTTTTCCGGTCCTTTTCCCTTTTTGGTAATAATAATAGAATCCAAAGCCTCAATAGAACATTTTTTTCCATTAAAATTGGCGTCCCATTCTTCCTTTTCAGTTAATAAAATCTGTCGATATTCCTCGATCGACATGGTCATTTTAATGAATTACAGTATGGTATACATCATAATACACTGTAATTCTTTAATGTAGATATTTTTTTGTAATTTACATATTTTGACAGGGTCTCTGATATAGAATTTAAAAATCGTCGAGTTCTTCTAGAGTTTTATCTGAAATTTGTTCGGGTCTGTTGTATTCGGTTACTCTTTGTTCGAAGAAATTACTCTTCCCATCGAGAGACATCGTATCCATAAAATTAAAAGGACAAACTTCATTGTAAATTTTAGGATATCCGAGTTTTTGAATTAAACGATCCGCTTGAAATTCTATATATTTTTTCATAGATTCTGAATTTATTCCAATTAGGTTACACGAAAAAGATTCGCATATGAATTCTTTCTCAATATCTACAGCAGATTTCATCATGTCTGTTATTTTTTCCTGAGATATTTTGTTTACTATATAACTATAAAGGAGAACCCCGAAATCTGTATGAAGAGATTCGTCCCTTGCTATGAGTTCATTGCTTTTGCCCAGTGCTTTAGTCATCAATTTTTTAACATATTTTAACCAGAATATAGCACAGAATGATCCTGCGAAGAAAATACCCTCTACAATTGTAAATGCTACAAGTCTTTCGGCAAAAGGGATCTCTTTGTTTAACCACTTTTGGGCCCAGATCGCCTTTTTCTTAACCCCAGGTAGTTCTTTTATTCCATTAAGCGCTTTAATCTTGTCATCCTGGTCGGTGACGTATGTGTCTATCATGAGAGCATATGTTTCAGAATGAATAGTCTCCATTGCGGCTTGCCAGCCATAATAAGCCCTTATTTCAGGAACTTTTATTTCATCAATAAAATTGATAGATAGATTTTCAAAGATAATGCCGTCAGACCCGGCAAAGAATGATAACACGTTGGTTATAAAATATTTTTCATTTTCGTTTAATTTTTCCCAGTCTGAAATGTCTGCTGCAAAATCTATTTCCTCGGCTGTCCAAAAAGCCTGTTGATGGTGTTTATAAGCTTCCCATACCTTTATCCAGACGATGGGCTGCAATACATATCGGTTAGAGGTTTCTGATAAAATAGGCTCCATTATAATACTTAATATTCTATAACTCTATATTTTTTTTAAAAATTTTAAGTTTAAGAACACTCTTGACAAGTTTCGGATTTAAGATTTTTACCAAAAAATGTGAAGAAAGGAATTGTGCTAGTATCTAACCCCCCTCCCTTATACTTTTTATTCATAATATTCTGAAACATTCTAGCATCTTCGGGGTCTACTTCTCTAACAGTCTTTTTATCGAGAACCCCCATTTTTTTTAACCTTGCTTGTAGTTTTGTTTTACCAAGTTCTTTACATTCTGTGAGAGAAATGCCATTTGCCCTGGCAATGCCTTGAAGATCTGAAAGAGTTATCTTCGGTTTAACTTCCCTTACACGAACTGTCTTTATTTTTTTACCAAATTTGCTCTTAAGAGCACACGCGCTGCATCCCCCGAATCCACACTTAAATTGTTTTTTTCCAAAGACTGTATATATACCATCGTCCGAATAGTCTGATGTGTAGCCCGATGGATTCAACATTCTAATTCTATCCAAATTTTTTCCTGAATTCAAAGAGTCGTATTCACCTGCAAAGCGTGGAATTTTTCTCCATCTATTGGTTGCGGGATCGCGATAATACCCGTCTTTAGAAGCCAATTGCGCTCTGCCCGTTTTTGGGTTAATTACATATCCAGGTTTCAACGAGGCTCTAGAATTAACACATCTTCCTCGCATATTACGAAATTTAGGAGGGTCGCAAATGTTTCTAAGTCTACCAGTTTCTGGATTGATTTCTTTACCCGGGGGAGCAATTACAGGTTTTCTGCCTCTGCAACGACCGGATGCGTCGCGATTTTGGTAATCCTTACAGCGTATTCTATATCTCCCCGTTTCAGAATTAAATTCGTATCCCACCAAACCCGGCGGAGAATACATATCAGCAGTGGAATCTCCAAATTTTTGAACCATTTTCCACGCTTTCTTTAGTGGAATACCTTTTGCATGATGCAACTTCATTGCTTTTTTTGCCAGGCGCTGCGTCTTTGAAAGACCACTTTTCTTTGTAGACTTTTTCTTTGAACCTTTTCTAGATTTTAAAACTTTTTTCCATGCCGCTTTTAGTGAAATTTTTTCACGATGATGAATTCTCATCGCACGCTTAGCATCACCTTTTCTACCAAATTCCATATATATTTAATATAATAGTATATAATAATTTAAAGAGAAATTATATTAAATTTATATATATCATGAATTCTGTTTTTTCTTTACTTAATGTTAACCCCGGTCTTAAATTGTCTGTTAGAAGTATGTCAAAAAAATTAGGTATTAAAAAGAAGGAAGTTTTTTTTCTATGTTTCAAAGATAATCGTATTCGTAGAGTTTCTGGGGTAGAAGTAGGATCTAATAAATATAATATGTCTGTTTTTACGATTGATCCTCGGTAATATCTGGAAACACATCTATCAGTTTTTTTTCAAAATTTTCATATTTTTTAAAAGCCCACGCAAATTTTTCTTTATGCCAAATTCCGTTAAATATTGTTTTGATTTTATCTTTATTTTGATAGGTTTTTTTGCCCTTAATAAAAATAAATTCTTCTCCTATAATGTAATACAGATCTGGTTCACATGTTGTAGTTGCGCTTTCGGGTACATTTTCAGATACAGAATTACTTGTATTTCTCAAATTTGTGGTGATAATGTCTCGTAGAAGTTCGATAAGTGAATCCATTTTACCGTTCAAATTTTTTTCAATAGTGTCAATCCTTTGATTTATATCTGAAAGTTCTTTAACTACATCCTTTGCAGTATAAACTAGGTTTTCTTCCATCATGTATGTATGTAAATGTAATATTTCCTTATACATATTTACATATTTTACGTAATTACATTTTCTTTTATATTTACATGAGATCTATACATGAGAGCACATTTGCTTAAAGAAAATAATTCAGACTTAAGAATATCTTCGACATCGCTTTTGAATTTTTCATCCGATATCCAAAACTCCATTCTATAAAGAACGCTTTTGCCCTTCGTACAATCTACAACCCTGATTCCATTGATACATTCTAATTTTTCATTACCCGAAATTAATTGTAACATACTGTTTAACCATTGATCTTGAAACATATTAAAATTATAATTATTTCTAATTGATAATTCAAATCCGTTGTTATTCATTGGATCTTCCCAGCAAGGGAAAATACCGCCCTTGAAAAAAGAATACGCACATGGAGTGCCCCCTGTTCTTTTGATTTTTTTAAAACTTTTTCCATCTGAAAATATATCAGATATCTTTGGAATATTATTGTAAGTCCCCCAGAATGTTTTGATGTCTGATATTTCAATTAACTTTTCCACGTTATCATTATACATCTTACCCAAATCTTTATAATGTAAATATAGAGTCCAATTATCTTGAAGTTCCATCACATATACGTATATTCTATGTTTTTAAATAAAATTAAATAAATTTCTATATTATATAGTTATGAGTCTTTCCGGGAAATCTAATATTAACCCAAATTTATGGGGACCTTATTTTTGGCAAACATTTCATTTTACAGCATTTGGTTATCCAGAAAATCCAAACGAAGAAGATATATCAGCATATAAGAACTTTTACATTCATTTTATGAAAATACTTCCATGTGATAAATGTAGCATTTCTTCACAGGAAATTATTAATGTAAATGATTTAGAGAACGCTTTAAAATCGCGTGAAACTCTTATTCGTTGGTCTTATAATTTTCATGACAGTGTAAATAAAAAGTTAAACAAGACTTCGCCAGGTTACGAAACATTTAAACAGGATTTTCAAAACAGAGATTCGAATTTTTTACATATTATTATTGTTATTTTACTTTTGTTAGTCTTACTATATATATCTATGCGCTACACATCAGACAGTCTTCCTTAGGCTTTGTTTCCTTTGATGCATCGGTAGTATAATTTTGATTTTCTAGAATAGGTTTAGTCCTGATGTAATAAGAACCCGTCTTGAGTCCATTTTTCCAACCATACATATGAATTGAATGAATAATTTTTGGTTGAGGAGGATTAACAAATAAATTAAGACTTTGACTTTGATCGATATACGGCCCTCGATCTATTGCCATAGTTAATAGACTTTTTTGGGGCATTTCCCAGGCAGTTTTATAAATGTCTTTGATGTCAATAGGCAAATTTAGGCTTTGAACAGAACCCTTGTTAAGCATAATTTGTTCGATAAGTTCTTTAGAGTACAAATTTCTCTCACGTAGTTCTTCGATAAGGTGTTGGTTTACTATAATATAATTGCCCGATAATACAGCCCGAGTATAAATATTAGATGTATATGGTTCAAATGATTCGTTATTTCCCATTATCTGAGCCGTAGATGCCGTGGGCATAGGGGCTACAAGGAGACTATTTCTAAGACCGTTTTTACAAATATCTTGCTTAAGTTGTGTCCACTTATCCACATCTATAAACTCTGGTGTAACCCCCCATAGATCAAACTGAAGAATTCCTTTAGATGTAGGCGAGCCGTCAAATGTTTCATAGGAACCTAGACGAGAAGCAATAGTATTACTTTCGCGCAGCGCATTATAATAAATACATTCAAATACATTTTTATTAATGTTTCTGGCGTCATCTGAGTCGTAAGCGATCTTCATTTTCATTAAAACATCGGCTAACCCCTGAACACCGATACCAATCGGCCTGTGTCGCATGTTAGAAACCTCAGACTCTTTGGTTGGATAATTATTGATATCAATAATATTATTCAAATTTCTCACAAGTTCTCTTGTTTTGTCTCCTAGGAGATTATAATCAAATCCATTTTTTTCGTCGATGAAACTTGGAAGGCACAAACTGGCAAGATTACAGACTGCCGTTTCTTTTGAATCAGAGTACTCTACAATTTCTGTACACAAATTACTACTCTTAATCATTCCATAGTGTTTTTGATTTGACTTTTTGTTTACAGCATCTTTATACAGTATATAAGGAGATCCCGTTTCAATTTGCGAATTGATAATCTTTTCCCACAATGTCTTAGCAGGAATTTGCTTTCTAAACTTACCCTGTTGTTCATACATTTTATACAATTCATCGAATTCGTCCCCCCATGTGTCGCACAATCCCTTACAATCATTTGGACACATCAATGACCACATTTCATTTTTCTCAACTCTTTTCATAAAAAGATCGGGGATCCAAAGTCCGTAAAACAGGTCTCTCGCGCGCAATTCTTCAGCGCCATTATTTTTCTTGGCGTCTAGAAAATCGTAAATATCAGGGTGCCAGGGTTCTATATAGAGAGCAAAAGAACCATTTCGCTTACCACTTTGATTAATATGGCGAGAAATATTATTATATACCCTCAGAAGAGGCATAATTCCGTTGCTCTTACCACCAGTATTGTTAATATGAGAATCTTTTGCTCTTACATTACTGATATGAACACCGATACCCCCCGCCCATTTAGAAATTTGGGCCATATCAGCCGCTGTTTTATAAAGACCTTCCACAGAATCTTCAGTTCCGAGTAAAAAACAAGAACTCATTTGCTGAACCTTTGTACCAGCGTTAAAAAGCGTAGGAGTAGCATGTGTATAATATTTATAAGATAAAGAATTATACGTGTCACGAATATGTTCTGGGTTATCATGAATAGCAACCGCGACACGCATAAAAAGATCTTGAGGCTTTTCACAAACATTGTTTACATTTAGAAGATATCCCCCTAAAAGGGTCTTAAAACCGAAATAAGTCAGGCTGTAATCCCTATTGTAATCGATGATTTCTTGAATGAGATTTTTGTGCTTTTCAATGCGCTCAATGAATTCTTTTGAAACTACACTGTTTAAAAATAGTGTTTCCATTGTATCGTGAAATGAAAACCTGTTATTTTTATGATGATTATTTACAGCAATTCTACTCGCAAGAATCAAATAATCTGGATCTTCCTTGAATAATGTAGCCGAAAAACTTGCGGAGAAATCATCCAATTCGGTCGTCGTGATACCATCATAGATAAGACTACAGATGTTTTGTGCAATATATACCGAGTTAACATTTAGTTTTCTTCCCCACTTGGGTTTATTTTCGCCTGATAGTTCTTGCAACTTAGCCGTGATGGTATCAAAGCGAACATCTTCGCTTTTTCCACTGCGTGTAACAACCTTCATTATAAATAATTATAGATTATTTCTTAAAATCAGTTTATAATTATTTATATTTTTATTTACGCTTTTATTTAGTAAACTTTTTAAGCCGCCTTTGCGGGATTGCCGCCTCCGTTCACATTACCCCATTTCCATCCCGGGACTTCCATATTAGAAAATACATGCATCAATTCTTGTTTGCGAGGATTAGATTTATTAATTTTCCTATCTAATTTAAAATTAACATTCGGAATTACTCGGCGCCTGGGTTCAGATCTTACAACACATAACATAATTAATATCATTGCTACGACAAATAAAACTTGTACTAGATTAACCTTCATCTTTTATTAGATGATATATAAATTAATTTAAAATTTAATTGTCAAAACAAGGGGGGAGGCCGTACTCTTCTGATGGCAGACTCCCATGTTGAGAATGCGTATTGAGATAATTAGTGTATGTTGGAAGAAGTGTTAAACCGATGTCTACAATCAATACTTTTGCTACAGTCACGAAGAATAAAATCTGAGACTCGCTCGGGGCATGAATATCTTTCCATAATGCAGGTACCTGATTAAATGGGAATGAACTAGAATTACATGCCCCAGAATTACACGTGAAAAATGCTTGCCATGCCAGTAAAATTCCAAAAACAGTAATGATGTCGTTAAGTCCGCCTCTCCAAGAATCTCCCATAATTCTACTATATTTACATTTTTCCTCTTCGGTTAGACCTCGCAAATCACTGACCGAACCGTCTTTTGTATAATCTTCTATAACCTTCATACCTATTAAAGTGTAAATAACTATTCCAATTGACACAAATATTTTAGTAGAAGTGTCTTTTATAAATGGAACAATTATCAGTCCCAATGATAAAGCATCACCTATATGCGCCAAATGACCGGTGAGACGCGCATTATTTCTACAGTTTCCAAATAAACATAATTCTTCCTCCGAGAATCTAGATTTATCTTCGTGAAAAGAAAACCAATCTAATATCAATATTAAGATTGTAATAAATAATTGCATCGAATATGAACTCCAATCCGGCGACATTCTTAAGATGTACGGAATTAAGAACGCATATCCTAAAACTACCCCGCCTGTATGTAATCTAGGATGTGTCTTTGATTTCCCCGACACATAGGAATAAATTTGAAATAAAACTAAAATTCCTATAAGTAAATATGAAAACGTGTCATTCGCCATCGTATTTATAATTTATTAATTATAATTACAAAATATTTTAATTTAATAGCCAATTACCCCCAGACGTAAAATTAACGTCTTGGTAAGGTTTTTTATTTATTTCTCCCTTTGTATTCGTTATCATATAACCTAATGTATCGGCACGATTTCCCGATACAGACATAAACTCAGTTGATATTGGAAATCTACGTCTGTTACTGGCACTAGATATACGGCTAAATATAAATAAAAGAATAATAAAAACTGTGCCAATAATGAGCGCACGTAGACGTCCACACACACCTACTATTAACATAATCAATATAACCAATATTGATACCACCTGGATCATTGAAATTCCCTCCATTTTATTTACTATTAATACATTATATTTTTTCATAAATTAAATGAAAAATAATATCTATATATATTTATATATATATTAAATGCCTTACCCATATTGTACAACGAAAGATCCTTGGAAGTGTCCTAAACACCCCGGCAGCAATGATCAGTGCTGGAACGGCGGACCGACATGTGCGTCAAATGCATATTGCAGAGATTGGGTGTGGGGACAGCCAAAGGTTTGCAGACCGAAGCCGTCGGTGAGAGGAATTGTTACAGGAAAGTATTGCGAATCTAATGCACAGTGTGCATCCGGGTTATGCGAAGATTATTTATGCAAAGCTAAAGCAAACGCATGCGATATAAAAGATCCAAATAAGTGTAATGGCGGACAAAAACAGTGCGACAGTGATAGTGAGTGCGTATCAAATGCTTACTGTAGAAAGGTAGTAGGTCAGCCAAATGTGTGCAGACAGAGGTCGTCGGTGAGAGGAATTGTTACAGGAAAGTATTGCGAATATAATGCACAGTGTGCATCCGGGTTATGCGAAGATTATTTATGCAAAGCTAAAGCAAACGCATGCGATAAAAAAGACCCAAATAAGTGTAATGGCGGACAAAAACAGTGTGACAGTGATAGTCAGTGCGTATCAAATGCTTACTGTAGAAAGGTAGTAGGTCAGCCAAATGTGTGCAGACAGAGGTCGTCGGTGAGAGGAATTGTTACAGGAAAGTATTGCGAATCTAATGCACAGTGTGCATCCGGGTTATGTATAGATTATTTATGCAAAGCTAAAGCAAACGCATGCGATAAAAAAGACCCAAATAAGTGT